GAGTTCAGGTTAACCGAGCCCACGCTAGGGCAAAGGCCAGAGACCCCGGCGACACCCCACCTTAGGTGTCAGAACCCTGAACTAGGATGGAGTGGCTACCATACGCTCACCAGCTGCCAAGGCGACTAGTTCGCGGACTGGGCTGTAGGCCACACTTCAACAAGGAGATGCATGTTCCTCCCTGACTACCTCTCGTACTCCGCCGTGAACTCCTATGAGGAGTGTCCACGTGCCTGGTACCTGAGGTACGCCCGCAAGGCGAAGCCGCGTCAAGCGTGGTTCTTCGCGATGGGCAAGGCAGTACACACCAGCATCGAGAAGTACATCGAGACTGGTGACGTTCCGGACTTCAAGACTGTCTTCTATCCGCTCGTCTCCGAGCAGATGGCAGTCGATCCGGACCTCAGCACCTGGCTCCATGCGGGATCCTCCACGGATCCCGTCATCAAGGAGAGGGCTGTTGAGCTAGGCAAGATCTGCATTGAGAACGCCGTGAAGTTCCTCGAAGACATCGAGGTCTGGGAGGTTGAGTACAAGATCCAGGCCAAGCTGCCTGGATGTGACGTGCCCGTCCTCGCTTACATCGACATCCTCGGAGAGCACAAGAAGCACGGTCCGCTCATCGTGGACTGGAAGAGCGGCAAGAGTAAGCCGAAGAACAGCTTCCAGCTAGAGACATACTCAGCGCTCGCGTACGTCGACGGAAACTATGGGTCCGTTGAGTTCGACGGGTACTGGGCTATGCTTCACCCTGACGCCACCCCCAAGACGGACCGAGGCCGACTCGTCGACCTCTCGTCTGTCGATCCAGCGGAGGTGGGCGCACGCTACCAGCGTGCGTACGAGGGCATGAAGAAGAAGGTGTACTCCGGGCAGAAGAAGTTCGGCTGCATCTTCTGCGTCCAGCAGGACAACTGCCTCATCAATGCGGGGCTCACGCCCCGTGCGAGGCATTTCGACAAAGCAGAGGAAGAGGGCTACCCGTACTGATGGATCAGATCGAGGTAACGATCCCGTCCAAGATGGTCGGCTTCGGTAACGTGAGGCCGTTCATCCAGGTGGAAGACGCCAGCAACCTGGCCGAGGTGGCTCTAGGCTACCTCACCGCCGTGATGGAGTACCAGCAGCACGAAGAGAACATCGTCAAGGCGAAGCAGGGCGAAGCCGCTGCCAAGCTGGATGGTGAGGAGGCGGACGCTAAGGCGCCCGCTCCTGAGCCTCTGAGTGAGGCGCCCGACGATGGTCCCGAGGACACGGACGAGGCAGCTGCGACCCTTGCTGAGGGTCTCGGCGGCGTCACCGTGGTCGAGGACGTCGAAGCTCCGTGGGCCAAGGCGCCTGCGGCTGAGCCTGTGAAGCAGGCTTGGGATGAGGAGCCCTCGTTCGAGGGCTTCGACTGGGGCTAGGTCCCCGGAAGTAGTACGCAACACAACGCAGATACTGTGCTGGAAGACAGCACGCTCGAAGAGTAGAGATGAGAACGCATGAGCACGCAGGAAGACTTCTGGAACAGCCTGGGCCAGGGCAAGAGCAACTCTGACGAGCCGCTCCCGCCCATCCTTCGCTTCTCCCAGATGAACGTACCGATCCAGGGCATCGTCGAGGACACGTACCAGACCACGGAGAAGGGCTTCAACGGAGCACCGGACCCGACGGACAAGAACGGTAACCCTCGCCCGATGATGGTCCTCACCCTCAAGCTCGCCACCGACTACAACGGTGTCGAGAAGGGTGCTGCGATCACCGTCAAGGCCGGTGAGCTGGGTCGGGTCTTCCTCAAGACCGACCTCCTCTGGAAGACCCGTGACGCCATGGCTGAGGCGGGTCTGAGCGCGCTCCCCAAGGGCGCGCTCTGGGGTGGTGCATGGACCGAGCAGGAGCAGCTGGAGCGTGGCACTGCGAAGCGCCACAAGGTCCAGGTGAAGGTCAAGTAAGTTGGGACTTCACACTCTAGCTCGGAGTGTGAAGAAGGGTCTGTCGGCAGGGGAACCTCTTCCCCTGCCGTGGGCTTTCTGGTCTGCCCAGAAGATCGCTCTCCGTCGATCCGGCATGCACATGATTGCCGGGCCTCCGGGGTCGATGAAGACCCTCTTCACGCTGAACATGGTCAACTCGATGGGCAAGGTGCCCACGCTGTACCACTCTTCCGACTCGGATGACTTCACCATGGCTGCCCGCGCATTCTCCATGCGCACCGGCACGCCTGGCGAAGAGGCCGAAGACATCGTCCTCAGCAACCCCGATGCGGCAGTGGATGCACTGCGTGAGATGAGCCACGTCAAGTGGTCCTTCCACGCAGCTCCGACACTCGACCACATGTGGCGAGTGGCTGAGGCATTCCGTGAGGTTCACGGCACCTATCCCCATCACACTGTCATCGACATCCTCATGGATGTCGACTACGAAGGGGCCTCGGAGCAGAACTACTGGGGCCTCATGGCAGAACTCAAGGTGATGGCTCGTGATCAGCAGACAGCGCTCACGATCGTTCACCATACGTCTGAGGGTGCCAAGGCTGGTAGCCCGCCGCCTCGTGCGGCGATCATGGGTAAGGCGAACCAGCTTCCCACTCTCATCATCACCCTCTGGGGTGATGGTCATGCTGGAACTCTGGACCTTGCGGTTGTCAAGAACCGCTTTGGTCCGGGTGACGCTATGGCGAAGAAGACGTTCCGGATGAGCGCTCAGCCAGGCATCAGCCTGATTGAGGAATGCGAGCAGCCCGAGGTGGCGCTGCTCTTCAAGGATGGTCCCTGGGTGGACCAGGAAGAGAAGATCGATGCTCAAGCTCAAGCGTAAGCCCGTCGCTACCCGCACCTACTGGCCCATCTACGCCGTCAACGCCGTCATCGCCACGGCTCTGGCGGTCGGGTACTTCACCGTCTACAAGTACGACTACAGCTGGGTCCTCGGGGTGCTCTGGCTCCTCAACGGCCTCGCCATGGCGTACACCTCGTACCTCTGGTACGGCTACGACGCCGACGAGGTCGAGCTGTCGGCCGAGTTCCCGATCGTCATCGAAGAGGGACCGGGCCGGTAATGGGCCCCAACTCCTGTCCGATGTGTGGCGGCACGATCCCGTGCCTCAAGCACGGGGGCTTCGTTCCCAGCTACAGCTGTGACCACCCGATGATTCAGCGGGGTGAGGACGGCGGAACCTACTGCACCGAGTGCAAGCAGCGTGTCGCCTGACACCTGCCTCGTCGGAGACTACGGTCTTCACGTGTGGACGTGGCGCAAGGGTCCTCACATTCCGTTCTGGATTGGCGAGTGCCTGCACTGCCACGACTACAACTGGCGAGAGCTTCGCAAGGATCTCCTGATGCTAGGAGTGGACCTCGAAGGCAAGTAAGGTCTGCAAGGACTGCGGTGGTGGCGCCCGCAAGGCGCCCCACCCTGGTCCACGCTGCGCTACTCACTGGCGTGAAGAGAAGAACCGTCGCAAGCGTGCGACGTGGGAAGCCTACATCTACAAGACGTACGGGATCACGGGAGATCAGTATGACCTTCTCTATTCCCGTCAAGGTGGCACGTGTGCCATCTGCCAACGGGCAACAGGTAAGACAAAGAAGCTGGCAGTGGACCACGACCACGCCACAGGGTTCGTTCGAGGGCTGCTATGCAGTCCCTGTAACCAGATCCTGGGGCACGTACGTGATGACGCAGCCGCTCTGGACCGTGCAAGTTCATACCTGCGCGAGCCGCCTGCTCACGCAGTCATCGGAAAGGTGAAGCCTGGTGGCTAAGATCACCATCGAGCACCAGGGAGACGACCTCTTCACGAGCCTCGTCTTCGGCATGGCCTACCACTGGCGCGTGTCGTACCCGAACGACCCGTTCGGCTACGTGTCGGGCTGGGCCCGCACCGAGAAGGGCGCTCGCCGTAAGGCGGAGCGCGCCGCCAAGACCACGTACACCTACACGTACCCCGAGGAGAAGTGATGGGTAAGTACGAAGAGTTACGAGACGACACCGTCGACGCCTTCGAGCAGTCGACCGGCGAACTCCCCTCCGACGTGGAGATGGGACAGATCCAGATGCTCGCACGTGAGTACGTGCAGCAGGAGCAGGAGAACGGCAAGTGAGCGAGAACATGAGCGAGCTGCGCACCAGTGCGCTGAACGCCCTCAACGACCGCGTCGCCCGTGCCGTGATGGCCGGGATGACCAAGGAGGAGGCGAAGCGGGACCTCGACTACGTCCTGGCCCGCACCTCCGTGACCTACCTGAACATGGGCGGGTCCTTCTTTCACGTCGCCAAGGAGTTCGGCGAGATCGTGAAGGGCATCGACGACATGCTCGAAGAGGCGTACGCCCTCGGTGCGGTCGAGGACTGAGAAAGAACGGGTGTGGCCCACCTTCCCGGTGGGCCCCATCCTCGTTCACTACGGTGGAGATGAGCCGATCGAGGGTGGCAGGTACAAGTACCGATGCCCGTTCCACGACGACCGCTACGCGTCCGCTACTGTGGACACAACAGAGAACTGGTTCAAGTGTCACGGCTGTGACATGAAGGGCGGATCAGTTCACCTGATCATGAGGCATGAAAGGATCGCCTATGCCGATGCTGTCCGCCGTGCAGAGGCGCTCACTGGAGCGAGCGCTGCACAGCTATACGGCGAACGTGGACAGGGCGCTGCCGTATCTAGCAGAGAGAGGAATCGACAGGGCACACGCTCTCTCGGAAGGGCTCGGGGTCGTCGTAGATCCGATCCCGGGTCATGAGCACCTGCGTGGACGCCTTGCCATTCCCTACCTGACGGCCGCAGGGCCCGTCAACATGAACTTCCGGTGCATCCAGCAGCATGACTGCAAGGACTTCGGGCACCAGAAGTACATGATGCTCCCCGGTCATGCGACGAACCTCTATCACGTCAAGTCTATTGACGCTGCCGGTGAGTTCATTGCCCTGGCTGAGGGAGAGATGGACACCATCTCCGCCAATCTCGCTGGCATTCCCACCGTCGGGGTGCCTGGCTCGAAGAAGTGGGAGGAGTGGTGGCCCCTCATCTTCCAGGATTTCGTCCGTGTCTACGTCTTCGAAGACGGGGACAAGGCCGGAAAGGAGTTCGGTGACAAGTGCGTCTCC